TACAAAGACAAAAACAGAGAGTTTCACCCGCAACGACGGCAGTATAGGTACTAACACATATACTGTTTGGACTGAGGTTGGCAGGGCTTTTCTTCATTCTCTATTCAAAGTATCATGTTAGAGTTAACAATTATATTCAGCAGCCTGTATATCGGTTACAGGCTGTTCAGAAAGTCAGGTGAGAGATTTTTCGATTAAAAGTATAAACACATAAGATATAACGATTATGAAAACAGAAATCAACATTGAAGATATTAAAAATCAGGTGGTTCACTCTGAGCTATTAAAAGCTATGTGCCTTATCAACCAAGCCCGTAACATTATACAATCTGCTATGGATGAAAAAGAGTTGAGAGATGCCGGACAGTGGGACTGCATGGATGAAACAGTTAGCAGACTGAACAACTGCGCTAATGATGTAGCGTATATCATCGGTTTAACAATAAGTGATAGGGTTAAATCCATGACAAAGTAACACGATTATCAAAAGGCAGTCTGAGCACGACTTTTGAAGGCTGCCTTTTATTTTTTCATCAATAAAATCAGATAGCTTATGAACTCAATTAACGCAAACGGTTGCAGCGTATGCCAACCCGGTAAAGAGAACTATTGTACCTACAACACTAAGTTGAAAGGTAAGAGAGTGAGAATGTACCAGTATGACTACCGTACTGAAAGTGACGAACTCTTTGCTTGTTGTGCGCCTACCTTAGAGGCGTGTAGAGAAAGACGGGATAAATGGCTTAGTTCACGACAATAAACCGATTGTCGTGTATAACGATTGAAGATATTTCGTTATCTTTGGTTGTGGTAGTACCTTTGGGGTACTATCGCGGAATGGAGCAGTTGGTTAGCTTACCGCTTTGACTTGGCGGTGGTCACAGGTTCGAGTCCTGTTTCCGCAACTATGATTATTAATTTAAATTTGACACGATTATGAACATTCTTACATTAAGCATCAAACAGAAGTATTTCGATGAAATCTTGGCAGGCAAGAAAACCCACGAATACCGCGAAATCAGACCAACAAACGCTAAGAAATATATCACTTACCTATGTGGCGGTAAAGAATATCCGGCTGATGCAGAACTGCCTGAAGAAGGTGAGGTAGAATTGAAGCCTATCAAGTACGATGCAATCAAGCTTCTGACAGGTGCATATACGGGTAAACGTCCTTACATCATTATAGAGGTAAAGAATGCAGAAGCAGTAATTCTCACAGATGAAAACGGTAATGATATTGTTTACGAACATCAAGGCGAAGAATATCTTGCCGCACAAATGGATTATACTTTGGGTAAGATATTAGAGAAACATATAGATTGATTTGTTTAACTTTTAAAATTAGAAAGCAGAGTCGCAAGAAGAATTAACAGAGTAGCCGGGCCTCGCAGAAATATGAATGGTGCAGGGGCAGGTGGTAGATTGGTTGCCAATCGTAGAGGTACAGCAAGTGCCACACAGTTAGGATCACGCAGACAGCGTTACAGTGATCTTCGTACTTCATTTGGTTTAAGTGGTGGCTAGCTATGAACAAAGTAGAACAAGCGAACCGGTATATAGACCTCATTCGGGTAAAATCGAATGAGGCTTTGCTGTTTTTATCACTTGGTAAAGATTCGCTTGTTCTGCTTGATTTAATCTATCCGAAGTTTGAGAGAATAGTCTGCGTGTTCATGTATTTCGTCAAGGACTTAGAGCATATCAACCGTTGGATAAACTGGACTAAAGCCAAATATCCGAAGATAGAGTTTGTTCAAGTGCCACACTGGAACCTCACTTACATTCTCCGTGGTGGTATGTATTGCGTGCCAAATCCGAAAGTGAAACTGTTGAAGCTGGCTGATGTGGTAAAGGCTATGCAACTTACTCACGGAGTTTATTACACATTCTTGGGTATGAAGAAAGCTGATGGCATGAATCGTAGGCTTATGCTGAAAGGGTATGAGGCAAACGGTTACAAGAATAACGGTATGGTTTATCCTTTGGCTGATTGGAATCAAAGAGACATTCTTGCTTACATGAAGCAACACAACCTACCCGAACCTATTCGGTATAGCTTAAAGGCTTCAAGTGGAGTAGGCTTCAATCTTGATTGTATGCTTTGGATGGAGAAGAATTACCCGCAAGATTTACAGAGAATTTACAAAGTTTTCCCAATGGCTGAAAGGGTGCTTTGGGAGTATAATAATCAACAAAAGCAATAGAAGGAAAGCCGAGTCAGAAGAAAATCAATTGATGATATTGCAGAGCAAAGATACAGACTATCTCGTACTTTAACGGGTAATAGGCTGAACAGCGTAAACTCTATTGCAAGAAAGTATATTCGATACATTGAACGAACCTTTGGGTATAACGAGGGGAAACAACAAGATGGCGCAAGAAAAGTATCTCGAAGAATTTATATGGGTTTAACTAATGGATGATATGGAATTGTCAAAATACATAAAGAGTGAATCGGTGGAACTTAATCGTTCTGCCATTCACTTTGCAGATTATAACCCCCGGAAACTTTCCGATGAATCACGTAAGACACTGAAACGTGGTATCAAGAAATTCGGATTGGTAGGTGGAATAGTTGTGAATAAGCGTACTGGTCTTACCGTAGTCAGCGGGCACCAGCGTTTGTCTGTCATGGACGAATTGCAAAAGTTTCCCGATAACGACTACCGTATTCGTGTCGATGTCATAGACGTGGACGAGCAGCAGGAAAAGGAGTTAAATATTTTAATGAACAACCCTAATGCACAAGGTACATGGGATTTTGACGCTCTTGCTCGTATTGTTCCTGATATTGACTGGAAAGATGCAGGTCTGACCGATGCAGACTTGAATATGATTGGTGTCGATTATCTATTACAGACAGAAGAGGAAAACTCCATTGCTGATGCTTTGTCTGATATGATGGCTCCAGTTACCGAGCAAAAGGAAGCCGAGAAAGCCGCCAAACAGTTGGAACGTGCCGAAAAGGTTGCCCACATGAAAGAGGTCAAGCAGCAGGTAAAAGAAAACGCACAGAAGCAAGTCGAGAACATGGATGCCTATGTGATGTTGTCCTTTGATACCTATGAAGCTAAAGCCGCTTTCTGCGAAAGGTTCGGGTATGACCCGGATATGAAGTTCATAAAGGGAGAAGTATTTGATGAACAAGTAGAAAGAATAGATTAATTATTGGGAGGGAAGCTGAGTTAGAAAGAAAACATATAGCCAGTTATATCAGCAGTCCAGACGAATAATGTACAACGCTGGAAGGCAATACGGGTTAGGTTCTGCAAGACAAAGAAACATAAGGGATAGAACGAAATCCATAATGGGAAGATATGCTGAGAAAATAGATAGCTATTTCTCAAAAAGAGGAGTTGATGTCTATGGAAACAAGCCAATTTCTCGCCGTGTATATATGGGTAACAATAACGGTTGAAATTATGATTGGCGATTTTATACTTTGGATAAGGAATGTTCTAAAGCAAAACCTGTTTTGTGTTCATCATTATGTTTGGAAAGGTAGTGTGATGTTCTCTGAGTTCAGGTATGAACAATGTGAGAAATGTGGAAAATTAAAGAAGTAATATGAGCAATAGTGAATCTCAAAATAGAAAAGGTAAAGGAGGAAGAAAGCCAAAGTTTGACTACACAAGCGAGGACTTTCTTTCTCTCGTGGAATCGTATGCCAAAAAGGGATTCACTGATAAGGAAATTGCCTATGCCATTGGACTGTCACCGCAAAAATTTAGCGAAAAGAAAAGCGCATACAGTGAATTAAGTGATGTCCTCTCACGTGCGCGTTGTGCGATAAACTCCCTTGTGCGCGCCAAATTTCTTGCAATGGCTCTTGGTGGCATAAAAACAAAGAATACCACAGTTCGGAAGTTACGGGATAGAGATGGCAATCTGACAGGCGAAGAAGAAGTACAAGTTGTAGAAGGTGAGCTAGCTCCCAATTTGAGTGCTCAAATGACTTGGCTATACCATTACGATGAGGACTGGAGAAAGGTTGAACGCAAACAGGATGAAGATGCTGATATTCCAACAGACATAGAACACGG